ACCATAACCTTAGTATCTGCATTATCCTTATACGCCACTACAAACTGATTTGCCACATTAGTGTTAAGTGATATAGCTGTCTCTGTTGCAGATCCTGAATTTACAGAAACTGCTGTACCAAAAGTAATGGAAGTCCCTGAGATTGTACCTATTTGGACTTTACCGTCAGCACCTGTACCTAAGTATGATATTAAAACCTTACCACTATTATTAGGATCAAACTCTATCCAGTTGGTTCTAGCCATTGCAGAGGAATAAACAGTTTTAGCGCCAAAGGTTAAGGTAGTACCTGATATAGTCCCTACAATGGCTGTACCATAATAGGAATTACTTGAATCACCATAGGTCATTAAAAACCTATTCTCAGTTATTGGGTCAAAAGCTACTGTTGCATCTAATGACCGTCCTGTGGTGTTAAAGGTTGACTCACTACCATCAGGTATAGTCTCTGTTATGTCTGTAGGCACTAGACCAACAACAGTAACAGTTCCATCACTATTCAATATTACAGGCTTACCATTAGGAAGCGTACCACTAGCCACAAACTCAACTAAGTTCTGCCCTCCACCGCTAGGCAGTAATTCCGACAGATTACTCATTTACACGCTCCAGCCTATTGTGCTGTTAATGTATGTCATGACTATCTCAGCGAAGTTCTTATCAAAGGTGAGGTTAGTAGCTGAACTAGCAATGTTAGAGCCGTTACGTGCTACTGTAAACGTAGTGTCTGCTGCCACACCAGTGCCATCTTTGATAGTTACGTAGTTACCAGCAGAAGGGCTAGCAGGCAGTGTGATTGTAATGCCTCCTGTGGATACTATATGGTAACTAGCGTTGACTGCAGTTACGTTGGCTCCTGTGATCGTAGGTGGTACTTGAGCAGCATCAGCTGTGACTGTGGTAGAGCTTAGGATAGCGTCACGTACAGCAATGTCCACACCATCAAAGGTGCTATTGGTTGTCACTGCGCCCGTTAAGGCTCCACCTGCTTTAGGTAGTGCTGCAAAAGCTGTAGTGTTGGCTGTATTAGCTGTAGTGTTGGCTGTATTAGCTGTAGTGTTGGCTGTATTAGCTGTAGTTGTAGTGGTTGAAAGAACAGCATCACGTACTGCTATATCTACACCATCAACGGTAGAGTTAGTTGTAATGGCACCAGTCATAGCGCCACCTGTCTTACGTAAGAATACAGTATTATCTACAGCAGCCACCTCAGCCACTACAAAGGCCGTAGTAGCCAACTGTTGAGTGTTAGTAGCTAGAGCAGCCGTATCTGCCAATGGTATGCCTGTAAACGTAGGTGCGTCAGTGTTAGCCTTAGTAGCCGAAGCTATGACTAGATTATTAAACTCGACATCAAACTCAGTACCTTTAATAGTCTTAAGAGGATTACCTGATGCTAGAGTATCCTTGGATGCAAAGTCTGTAGTTTTAACGTAATTGGACATTTAGAGTACCTTACCTTGTTTAGCGTATATTGTTAGTCTTTGTAGGCTTACAGGATTACCATTAATTTGTGCTGTAAAGCCTATCTGTAGGATGTTACCTGATCCTTGTGCTGGTGATGATAGATCATTAACTAATACCCCACCAGTGTATTCAGAGAGGTTAAACTCTGATATGTTGTACTCAGATACGGCACTGGCATCTAATATAAATGACTCTGAGAAGAGTGCTGGCTTATAATCATAGCCAACTTGCAATGCAAAAGTTTGCCCTGTAATGCCTACTGTAGTTGCTGAGACTCTTTTGACAATCTTGTTAATATCTGTCATACCTAAGTCAAAATAGTTACTAGCGTATGACATTAGATATGGTAGGCCGTTATCTTTGTGAGAACTATAAGAGGCAACACCGTCAATCTGTGCGTAGAACAGGTTTGATCCTATAGCTAGATAACCTTTTGGAGGTGCTGAGTTCCACAGTGTTACCCTGAAAGATCCATCCTCTAGTTGAGTACGTGTATCAAAACAAAAGGTCTGTACTGTAGTAGGCAATGTAAGTAGGTAGAAAGAATCGCTAGGTGCGTAGACCGACTTAACATCAGCTAGATTTTCTAACTGTAAAGCAAAGATTACATCATCACGTACATTTTTAGATACATCTCGCATCGGCTGAGACTTCTCTTGAATAGTACGGCTTAATGAACGTACACCAGCACTACTTAAGAATAGTATGTCGCCACCTGTGTTCTGTACTGAATCCCTAGCAATACAACCTACACCTTCTATAACCTCAACTAAGGTCAGGCTAGTGGTAGTCATTGCGCCTTGGAAGTTATCATTATCACCATAGACTATGATGTTGTTTTTACAGAAGATGATAAGAAAGCCGTTGTGTGCGCCTAGGGCAACTATCTCGTCCATTCCCTGCGTAAGTACGCTGGATATGTCAAGAGTACCAGCAGTGCCACCTGTGAACTTGTGACCATTTAAAACATCAGTAAAGTATACCGTAGTCTTGTTAGTTAAAGTGTCAGCGGCCCATAAGCGACCGTAGGCAGCTAATACTGTGTTAGCACTAGGATAGCCAGCAGATGCGTGGGTATGGGCAGCATATGACTCAAACTCTTCTGAGCCACTTTCATTAGTATATATTAAAGGTAAGTAACCACGCTGGTAAAAGTATTGGTGGTCATTAAGTGTTGCTGATTGCCAGTTACCATCCACTATAGTGTCTGTAGTCGTTGGTGTGAGTGTAGTGAGTGCTGTAGTTCCTTTGTAGAATGTAGTATCACTCCAGTTTACTTGTGTAGCTAAACCAGTAATATCTACAAAGTTAGTCATGCCTATTAGGTTAATACCTAAGTTACCATTAGCAGTACCGTCTAAAGATGTACTTATGGTTTCCCAGCCTTTACGAGCACTTAAGCGTCCTTGTTTGTCTATGACTGAGTTATCAGCCTTGAGTGCAAAGCCCTCCTGAAGCGTTACCCCAGACTCTTGAGTGTTTAAACCAAAGAATGCTGGTGCAGCAATGGAGGACGATATTAAGGGTTTAGCCATGTTATACCGCCTCCCAGAGTGTATCCTCGGGGTGTTTAGTTGCATCTATAGCAATAGCATCAGATAAGTAGCCTTGAGCTAATGCTTTGGCTGATACAGGAGACACACCACCGTCTTCTCCACGCTCCTCAAGAGCCATAGCGTAGGCCATAGCCTGCACAGGCAAGAAGGGCACCTTAACTGTGTCTGTGTCCGCTAAGATGTCTGGTGAGCGTTTAACGAGCCTCACAGTGATACTGTAGACTGCATCAGGGACAGGGTACAGTTTAATCTTAGTGTCGCCATTAGTATCTAAACCATCGAAGGTGTAACAGTTCGGTGTTGCTTGTGCAGGGTTAGGGTTGAGGAATATATCAGTAAACTCAATAGCTGATTTGTATACCATGAATGAGGTACTTGTGGCGTTTACAATGCTCAGTACAGTAGACTTATCACCTGATCCTGTAATTGCATAGGAGGACTGACCTACTGCTGTAGCTATTGTAATGTTGTCACGTAAGCCTGACCAGTTCCACGCACTCTCTACTGACTCTATTGCATCATGTACAAATAGACCTATGAGCTTAGAGTAGCTATTATCATTAATGGTGACAATCTCTTTCTCACGTAAGCGTATTAAGATGTTGTTGACCAGTTGTTTATATGTTTTCATTTGGCTTTACCGTTTAATTTCTCTACTGTTCTAAGACCTGCTAGGCCAAGCATTGCAAGCGTTAGCTCTAGCATTGCGTCTAGAGGTAACTCAGGGCTTCCTAGCTCAGGTGCTAGCCACTGCAATACAGGGTTAATGACAAAGGCAAACAAGAAACCTAAGCCACAGACCCACATTAAGAAAGGTCTAGCCCCAGCCACGAATATTGATCTGTGGCCTGCCTGTACTTTGTTTATCTCTGCTTGCATAAGGGCTGGCTTTAAAGCTAACCGCTGCTTCAGTAAAAGACCTTGTGCTTTCTCTTCGTCTGAAGTAAATACACTGTCTATAAGGTTGGCAATAGCTTCAATAGGCTCTGCAACACCGCTACTGCCTACACCGAATAAACTGCTCAATAAACCCATGTTCTTAACCCCTTAACATAAAAACAAGCCCTGTTACTAAGGCAGCTATTAGTAGTCGTATAAACCATTCATTAGCGCCTCCAGTTTTAGCGGCTAAAGCTAATTTGATTGCGTGATTGTCTAACTCTAAACTATGTTTATTAAGCCTATCATCCTGTGTGTTATTATGCACCAGTAGACCTTCAATCTTTGTGTCTATTTCCACTAGTTTTATCATAGCCTCAAATAATTTATCTATCTTAGCTTCTAATCTATCAAAGCGAGCGTTAACTTCCATATCTTTTATCTCACATAGCTGCTTTAGTAACCTCGGACTGCTTTCTTCTTCTTCTTTGGTTTGGCTGGTGGTCTACCCTTAGTAGTTCCGTATGTTCCTTTACCTTGAGGCATGATATTTCTCTCTATTAAGTTAAGTTAGCTTTCTTTTTAGCAGTGGGTGACAGGTCTTTCTTATGAAACAAATCTTTACTTGACTTAGTATGTTTTGCTCCTGTCATAGCCATGCCTTTGGTCTTATGCACTGCACCTTTGTGTTCAGTACCATTCTTTAAATAATGCTTAACGCCTTTCATGTTATCACCATTTTTCTTTGTTAGCCCAGTATGCTGCACTGGTCTTACCTTTAGCAATGTTCTTAGCGTGTCTAGCTTTAAAAGACTTACGTTTAGCTTTCATTGTATCAGACTCACCTGCTTTAGGTTTACCTGCTGTACTAGCACCTTTCTCACCAAAGCGTATCATACGGTCTTTACCATCATCTTTAATCAAGACTACGTGTGATTTCTTACCTTTGGCTGATGCTTTGGGTTTGTTATAACCTGCAAAAGTTTCACCTCGGTACGTTACTGCCATTATGTTTTCCTGTAATGTAAAAAAAGGAGCGTCAAGTGTTGTACAAGAAGCTCCTTTTATTATTTTAGTTAATGTTAACCGTTTACAGCTAGCAAGAAACCTGTCTCTGGACGTAGTACCTTAGTACCATACAAACGGTCTGCAGTATACAATGTTCCTAAGAACTCTTGCTTATACTGAGTCTGTGAGCGGACGCCCTGTTGCTCTGCAATTACCATAGTGTCCTTATGGCCTAGCATAGCACCTCGGATTTGACCACCACCTACAGCACCGTTGGCAGCAGCAGTTTCAGTAATAGGGCAGTTAGTTGAAACAAAGATGTCAACGCCATACAACTCACCGATCTTACCACTAACTACGCCACGACCATTAACAAAGTCGCTAGATACATAACGCTCTATACCCATTAGTGCATTACGTAACGCAGGTGGGATAACTAAGAAGCGACCACCCATAGGCGTGTCTGCATCGTCTAACTTTTGGATCATATCACGGAAGAACTTATCCGTAAATACGTCTACTGGTTTTACAGTATCGTCTGCGTATGCCGTGGTTACTCCATCAGCTTTAGGATAGAATGCGGCTGAAGTAGGATATACTGTGCCGTTACCGTTACCAAAACTCTTCATAAGGTTTAATAGATCATCGTCCACTTGTTTGCCTAGGGCATAACCAGCGTCACCAGTGTAGAACTGACGTAGCGAAGCAAGTGCTTGTACAGCGGTAATGTCTTCAATCATACGTGAGTATTCAAAGTGTCGGTTAATGATAACCTGTACTTCTGTCTCAACATCAGCTTGAATGGTTACTGCTGTTTGTGCTACCTTAGCGTTAGCGGAACCACGGGTAGGCTTAGGAATATGAATTGTATCCCCTTTCTTGCCTTGCATGGAAATCTTTTTAATCAAGGGAGCTACAACTAAGTTTTGCTCATAAGCTGCAATTACTTCGTCAGACCAAATCTCTGGAATAAACGTAGCTGCTGAAGTGTTATCTACTGCACCAGCCTGATTGGGATATACTGAATTAGTCATTTTTAGTGTCTCTATATATTAGGTTATTTCACCCTTTTCTCTGCGTATGCTTTTTGTATATCATCAGAGAGTGCTAAGTAGCGTTCGGGATCAGTTTTCATAAGTTTAATTATATCAGCTCGTCTATAGATTTTCTTGGAAGTAGTGGAGTCTGGATTACCACGTGTGTATCCTGTAGACCCATCTTTAACAGCTTTTTGTCTTCCGTCTTTCTCTGCCTGTATTGTCTGTTTAATAGCTCCTGACCTATCTTTCCATAAGGAAAATAATTCATTCGCTGCTTCTACGTCAAAATGCTGATCTGCCGCAACAAACATCTTTTTCCTAATGTTAGAGGCGTGAATCCACTCAGCGAACTTAGGATCAGCTACGATCTCTTGTATGTCTGGGTGACCTTCTTTCAAACGTGCCATAGAGGTTTGCTGTTGATAAGCCCTCGTTGACTGCTCTGCTGCTCTAACTGAAGGGTGATTGTCTATAGCACGACTCATAGCCTTTTCAGGGTCAGAGTAAAAATCTATATCTTCATCTGTCTCAGTTGCCTGTGAGGGCTTCTGTTCGTTGAGTTGTGTGTTGATATAACTATCTACAACATTCCTTAAGTCACCTACTTCAGAGCTTTGACGACCTAAAAGCTTTTCAGCCTCTTGGTG